TCCGTGCATTGTTACCTTCCTTTGAAGTAGTGGTTGATGATCTCTAATTTTTCATGAGCATCACCAATAGCATCCAGTTCTTTATCGATGGACTCCATAATGTTGGCGTGTTCTCCGATACCTACAGGGTAGGTGAGGTAAACTTCGACATTCTGTTTGTGCTTTGCAATCAAACCTTTATAATATGTGTCAGCATTTTTTAGAATGTCTTCACGCAAATGTATCATAATTAAAATAGATTGTATTCTTTTAAGTATTTAACAGTTTCCGCAGCACCTCCAATGGTATGTGCGTCAACTGAAACTTGAGGGAAAGTTGATCCCTCTCCGAACTGTGAGATAAAACCTTCTCGATCAAAGTGATCGCCTAATTTATACTCTACAAAGTTCAGTTTCGCTAATTGTAACACAGATATAACTTTTTCGCAATATGGACAGCCTGTTTTTGAGTAAACGGTAAAATTCATTTTGCCTCGTAAGTTTGGAACCATTCTTTAAGTGAAGTTTGATAACCAGATTCACGATAAGGGGGTTCTTTAATCCCCTTCATTCTCTTATAATCATTGTGCATTGCCATGAGTAACCAACTCTGGCTAAGGGAATGAGGCCCTTCCTCCAAGAGTTCTCTTTGTCTCTTGGATACAACCTTCATTCCCAAATATTCTTTTCTCCAAGATGTGTCCATCAGAGGAGTATCGCTCCAATAATAAATCCTTTAGCGAATGAGATACCTAACATTTGATAGTCAGTCAGGTTGAATTTCTCTTGAAGTTGTTTCGCCTTCTTCTTATCCCATTCTTTTACATGGTATAGAAAATGAACCACAGGATTCATTTTGTCATGATCGTTACAAGACATTTTTTCCTTTAAAAAAACTATTTAGATTTTATTTTACCACAAAAAAAGACCCCTGTAAAGGGGTCAGTAAGTTCCGATTGTAGAGACGCACGAAAGATGTCTCATCTCTATTTATAATGCGTTGCCTCGTGGCAATACTTCTTCTGGGAACACAAAGTTCTCATGTGGTTGGTCAACTGATGACATCCAAGCTCTCATACCTTCGTTTAAAAGAATGTTCTTTGTATAGAAAGTCTCGAACTCTGGATCTTCTGCTGCCCTTATCTCTTGAGATACAAAGTCGTATGCTCTGAGGTTAAGTGCAAGACCTACGATGCCAATAGATGATGTCCACATACCCATAACAGGAACGAACAACATGAGGAAGTGTAAGAATCTCTTGTTAGAGAAAGCAATACCAAATATCTGTGACCAGAATCTGTTTGCGGTAATCATACTGTATGTTTCTTCGTCCTGTGTTGGGTCGAAGGCACGGAATGTTGTACTTTGAACCTTTCCGTCTGTGTAGATGGAAGAGTCTTCATACAATGTGTTCTGTACTGTTGCACCATGTATGGCACAAAGTAATGCTCCACCAAGAATACCAGCAACACCCATCATGTGAAATGGATTCAATGTAATGTTGTGGAAACCTTGAATGAATAATATGTAACGGAAGATTGCTGCGACACCGAATGATGGTGCGAAGAACCAACTGTGTTGACCTAATGGATAGATCAGAAAGACGCTAGTGAAGACTGCAATAACAGCAGAAAATGCAAGTGCGTTGTAGGGTCTGATACCTACAAGTCCAGCAATTTCAAACTGACGAAGCATGAATCCTATAAGACCGAAAACACCATGCAATGCTACGAAGTTCCATAGTCCACCGATTTGTAACCAACGAACAAAAGAACCCTGTGCTTCGGGCCCCCATAGGAATAACAAACTATGACCCATTGCATCGCCAGGTGTGGACACTGCTGCGGTCAGAAAGTTTGCTCCCTCAAGATATGAGGATGCGATGCCATGTGTGTACCAACTTGTAACGAATGTAGTTCCTGTGAACCAACCACCGATTGATAAGAACGCACATGGTAAAAGTATAAGACCAGACCATCCGATGAATACGAAACGGTCTCTCTTTAGCCAGTCATCAAGAACATCAAACCAGCCCCTTGTGGGTGCCTGTAAGGTAGATGCTACCATTTTTTCTCCTATGAAAAAGGGGTCATGAAGACCCCTACGATTATATTCAGTTAAACTATTAACCGATTGAAGGTGCTGTTAAAGCAACTGTTGTAGACTCAGCAGATGCAAGGTCTAGTGGGAAGTTGTGTGCATTGCGCTCGTGCATTACTTCCATACCTAAGTTTGCTCTGTTAAGTACGTCTCCCCATGTTGGGACAATCTTACCGTTAGCATCTACAACTGATTGGTTGAAGTTGAAACCGTTAAGGTTGAATGCCATTGTACAGATACCCATTGAGGTTAACCATACGCAGACTACAGGGAATACAGCAAGGAAGAAGTGTAGACTTCTTGAGTTGTTGAATGAAGCATACTGGAAGATAAGTCTACCAAAGTAACCGTGTGCTGCCACGATGTTGTATGTTTCTTCTTCTTGTCCGAACTTGTAGCCATAGTTTTGTGACTCAAGACCAGTTGTTTCTCTGATTAGAGAAGAGGTTACAAGTGAACCGTGCATTGCAGAGAATAAAGATCCTCCGAACATTCCAGCAACACCAGCCATATGGAATGGGTGCATTAGAATGTTATGTTCTGCCTGGAATACAAACATGAAGTTGAATGTTCCTGAGATTCCTAGAGGCATACCATCAGAGAATGAACCCTGACCGAATGGGTATACTAAGAATACTGCAAAGGCAGCAGATACTGGTGCAGAGTATGCTACGCAGATCCAAGGTCTCATACCTAAACGGTATGATAGTTCCCACTGTCTTCCCATGTATGCGGAGATACCGATTAGGAAGTGGAAAATTATCAATTGGTAAGGGCCACCATTGTAGAGCCACTCATCAAGAGTTGCTGCTTCCCAGATTGGGTAGAAGTGGAGTCCAATTGCGTTTGAAGATGGAACTACAGCACCAGAGATGATGTTGTTACCATATAAGAAAGAACCAGCTACGGGCTCTCTAATTCCGTCGATATCGACAGGAGGTGCAGCGATGAAAGCTACGATGAAACAAGCTGCAGCAGCAAGTAGGCAAGGAATCATTAGAGTTCCGAACCAACCAACATAGATGCGGTTGTCAGTGGAAGTAACCCACTCACAAAACTCGTCCCATCCAGATAGCAACCCACCACGCTTGCGTGTTGAAAGTGTTGTCATTTGTAATAGTACGGTATATGAAGGGTAAAAAAGAGACGTAATTTAATGACCCATAGGTCTCGGTTAGCGGGTCAGGAACGGCCGTTAATCAACAGCCCTTCATTTATATATGTTAACAAATATTTACAAATCTGTCAAGCGTTTTGTCTTTTTTTCTTCGATTTTTTTTAGGAACTCTTCATCTGGAGTGAAGATGATAGGGCCTTCAAGGATTCTCTCCTCTAGTTCATCGAGTAGGGGATCTTTCTTAGTCATTAGATTCCTCCTCTTCCTTAGTTTTGTATGCCCATTCATCTGTGTGTCCTACAGACCACCACTTCGGTAGTGTCTCTACTGCATAGTTTTGTGAGCAAACTTTGAAGTCAGGTTGCAATAAAGCATCATTCTTTACCAGACTGTTATCAAAGAATTGACATCTGTTGTTAGGTTGTGCAGCAAACTGTCCGTTGTCTAGTGCAATGATATTAAATGTCTTATGTTCTGGATCGTGTTCTGAAAAATTAGTATCTAATACGGAGAAGTCTGGGTGTGCAGTATCAATAGTAAACTCATACTCGCCAGGGTGCATCTTTCTATCTTTACCAAAGAACTGGCATCTACCTAACAAAGGTTTTTCTACAACTGTAATATTATAATCAAAGCAATCCCATAATTCTAATACATCTAATGGTAATTGATTATCCCAATCTATATCTTCTTTCCATACAAATGCACTGAGAGGTAGTTTATCAAACAATGCACCATAGTCGGTCAGTAATGTCTCAAAGTATAAGGCCTTTGCCTGTATACTTCTCACTGATATCCATATGCCAGGTGTCAGTTCACCGAATCCTTTCTCAAGATCATATAGATATTCTTTTTTCACCCAGACTTTTCTAGGTGGTAGAGGGTGTACAAGATACGCCATTAATTACTTCATATTGTGGGGGTGTATAGTGATCATTCCAGTGTCTTATGTTCCCTGCAACGATGAAACAGTTAGTGATAACCAACTGTACGAATATTAATGTTCGGATGATGGCAATAGTGTCTGCTTCCTTATTGGATTTACCAGACTTGTCTCCTAGTGCCTTTGCCCAAACTCTCCATAGATTTTTCACTATATCATTATAACATATTATCCTAAAGTTGCAATAACTGGTGTGACTGCAAATAATATTACCATCGACCATACCTGTGGCAATACTCTGACAGATATTGGTTGTCTATACACTTGCATTACATCGTGGTAACTTAGATCCATCCTAGTGACCCACATGTGATGCCTACTCCTAGAAAAAATGCAAATTCCAACAGGCCATGCGTGCCTACTGGAATCTCTACAATCTTTGATTTTAATTGAGTCATTTACGCTTGTGCTCCTCAGCTATTAAGTTATATTGAATAAACGAACTGTGTAACTACATCATTGAAGGTGATGTATGCTGCAAGTCCTGAGATAAAAATTGTTTGGTACATTGGTGAGTAAAAATACTTAACATAAGTATATATACTTTGTAAAGTTTTGTCAAGTACCACTGGGGACAGGTGCTAGCACAGGTTCCTGTACTCTTACTCCAAGTCCCCCTCCGAAATCGTCGTCGTCATCATCGTTTACAGATGACAAGAGAAGATTTACAATCAACAACACAGCCATTGGATAGAAACACCATGCGATTGCTTTCCATGCTGGGAAACTTTCTATTGCGTAATCTATCATGTTTATGTTGAATTAAAAATATTGTACGAGTAAGTATTTAGTTTTGTAAACTTTTAAGAGAAAAAAAATTAGACCCAAGTTCCAGATGCGAAGCATCCTCCCACCACCAAGTAAAGGGTGATGAAATATAAAAATGGTCTCACACTCTTTACTACCTTAGTCATTAGAATATGCCTGGTATAATTTGACCTGTTGTTGCATATGCACCGATGAGTGCTACGCATCCTAAGATTGCTGCCTGACCGTTTACACGTTCTGCTACAACCTTTTCTCTTTCTGGTTGCTTTCTAGATGAAGCGACGTTCTCTACGTCTTGTGATCTTGTTCCGAACATTATACTATGCCTGGGATAAGTTGACCTGTAACGATGTAAGATCCACATAAGAAAATGAATCCCATCATTGCTGCACGACCTTGTGCTTTAAGTAGGATATCTTTGTTGTTCATTAGAATATGCCTGGGATGATGTTTCCTGTTGTTGCGTATGCGCCTACTGCTGCAACGAAACCGAGCATAGCTGCCCAACCGTTAAATCTTTCTGCTTCTGGTGTCATGATTGTGTACCGTTTGTGTGTTAATTGTGTTTAGAAAAAGCCTGGAATAATCCAGCCTGTGAATCCGTAGTTGACTACGGCTGCGAATAGACCCATCATAGCAAGTCTGCCATTGATCTGTTCTGCGTTCTTCCAGTAGTTCATTAGAATATGCCTGGAATAATTTGACCTGTTGTGATGTATGCACCAAGTAGTGCAACCATACCTATCATTGCCCAACGACCATTTACTTTCTCAGCGTTCTCTGGGTAACTCTTATAGTCGATAGACTCATCAACGTATGAAAGAGTTTCAGTTGGGTACATATTCTGGCGACCACCGCC